TTTATTGCATTTAATACAATATCATTCTCAGCAACCCAATTTACAAGTTCATCGTAGGTTAAATCCCAGTCGAGAATATTAATAATCATATTCCGGCCTGATCTAATAGGTTACGAATATATTCAACATCTTCATCATTCTTCTTAAACTTCCTCATCCAGAAGCCGGGATCAATAATATTACCGATCATTTTAGAATGATCTTCATTAAATCTTCCCATAAGATCTTCACCTGTTGAACTTAAATATAATACCCACGGACTTATTCTTCCTGTTTGTATCATATATGCACCTATATTAGCTGATACACTAAAGAAAAAGTCTTTAAAGGGTATATTGTTATCAACACACCATTCCATAATATTTGTAATGGTTCTTTCTGTTGCAGATGCTGCAGGTTCCTTTTTAATTAGATCATCGATATATGCATAATATGTAGCATCCTTTGTCCAATCTTTTAAATTAACACCGTTTCGTATAATAGATTCAATAAATTGCTCTGGATAAAGAGGTTTCAGTGTAGCTAGATGATTACCAAATTTAACGAAATCAATATAATACGGACTATCAATAAATTCTTGGCTAGTTTTTGGCTTCTTGCTATTCATTGTAATCTCATAGAACTTTTGAAATGTTCTTAGACCAAATCGCGCACCGGCCGTATCGGCATCTTTATGGCGTTGTTTCTTAACGCACATATGCATAGACAATGTAGTTTCTTTACGAAATGTTGATCCGCAGAACTTGCATTGCATAGTTTTCTTCTTTGCTAACAAGATTATTTTCCTTTAGCATCACCTTTAAGTAATTCCTTAATAGTCTTGTCATCATAGCCATTCTCTCTAAAAAATTCGGCCAAATCTTCTGCGCTATTTAGTGACAAGATAAGTTCAAGTTCATCATCTTTTAACAATGGATAATGCGATAAAAGCTCTTCTTCTAATTTATTTTTCTTAATACCCCTTGGTGGGGCAATCCAAGGATGATACTGTTTCTTGCCTGTGCCACATAAAGCAAGTAATTTCCATTGCAATTCTGGATGCTTTGTTAATGCACTAAAATTATGATTGACTATATCATTTACCATCATTAAATGATGTGCCGCCTGATTTTGTGAAGAACTCATAAATCTCATAAGAAGCCACATACCTATCTCTTTCTTATGTTCGTCACTCAAATCCCTATAGAAATTCATATTACGAAAATCCATAGCCGGTAATTCCATGTCGAGTGTAAGTGTACTAGCCTTTTTCTTTGCTTTTACTTCTTCCTCAACAGGTAACGCATCTGGATTCATTTCAAAGAATCCTTCTAACCAATCACCAATATCATTCATTTATTTAATACTCTCATACAATACATAAATGAATTAGTTTGTCGGCATTCCTGCCACATAGATATTTCATAATAACCTAGAAGAAATATAAATGCCAATACAACAATAACAATACCAATTATTGGTAAAATATTTTTAATTTTATTCAAAGAGTGCTCCAATATCAATAACATCGGGTAATCTATTTACTTCTTTAACAAATAATACACAATCAGGATATGGTTTGTCTTCTACTGGCACAACCAAAATATTTCCATTCTTTAATTTTGGAAAATACCAACGAACTTCTGCATAAACATTTGTAATATTGATTTGTTGTGGACGGGGTACCATATGCCTTAAGGGATTAAATACCATTGTATGGAATCCCCTATCATTTAAACTTGTGAGTGGCATAACCTCCAAATCACTATAATCTTCATCACATACAAGTATTGACCAATCTAATGGCATTTGAACTGTATATTTTCCAATATTTAATACTACCGCTGGTGCATAAAAACTCTCTAAGAAGATAAGTGGAATAAAAAAATAATCCGGATTCTTCGGATCCGAATAATCAAGCACACAATATCTTATGTCCTCAATCTCATTCGGAATCTTATCAAGATTATATGCTTTGTTTTCGTTGGTTAAAATATTCATTGAATTCCTTATCTTTTTGTTCTTGCTGTTCTTTGCGTTCTTGAGCTTTTATAGATGCAGGAGGTAGATGCCATACATCAACTCCACACTTCATTAAATAATCATCTAGCATATTATTAATACCTAAATGAACAATTGCCATATATGTAATCTTACTAGCAGTTTCTTCATCATTATCGTCCCACGACAATTGTAACATGACATGTGTCATACCACGAATATTTTTTTGATATTCATTGACATAGACACGATCTAATTCATTAGCGGTGAAGAAAATTCTTACTAATTCAAGATGAGCATTTGATAAATCTGTCTCTACTATCATTTAATAATCTACCTTCTTTATACTGAACGGATATTGTGCTTCCGCATAGAATTTCTTACGCTTTGTCAGATGTCGTTTAGAGAATTTACAATTTGAACACACATCATATACGTTCACAAAATCCTTATCTGGAGCTACTCTAATACCTCTACCTATACTTTGTATAACTCTTGTAAAACTCTTACCAGCTTCAAAAAGAACTAGGTTAAAAATACGGACAATATTAATGCCTGTAGATGCTACGCCGTATGTAGCTATAATAACCTTCCCATCTACTTCTTGAACTTCTCTATATTCTTCCTTACGGTCTTTAGATTTCATTTTACCTGATACGAATATTGAGTCCGGTATAAGTGATTGTAGCATTTCCCCTGTAGAAACGCGATCTACCAGAATAAGTGTGTTTCCAGATTCCGACATGGTAATAATCTCTTTAGCAAGAAATCTTAAACGTGGTGGACTTGTTGTCAACCATTTTAATTCTGCTTGATAATTACTAAATGCCGCTTCTCCTAAATCCTGCATCTGCCAAACATTAACATGCAGTTGAGCAAGTATACCTAGATCTTGCAATTCCTTGGTATTAATTTGACCAAGTAATGGACCAAGTGTAGAAACAACTGCAATCTTATCTGCGTCTTCTTCTGGCATTGTTCCAGTTAATCCCCAACGAATGGGGGCCTTCGCTAAATAGGTCGACAATAGCTTTCTCAATACATCGGCTTTTGCTTTGTGAACTTCGTCCACCATAACGCAAACCACTCCCTCGAAGAAAGCATTTATATCTATCTCTAAATCTATTTCTTTTGAACGCTTTGCTAGGCTTTCCAGACTTTGCCATGTGCATATTGTGTGGGTTTTCAAATACTCTTTTCTATCACCGAAGAATACACCCACATCTAATCCCAAATTAATGTAATCTTCTTCAGTTTGTGTTACTAAATCCTTGGTGGGTACAATTACGATGCTACGACCATATGGCTCTACCTTATGGCTTAAAATTGCTGTAATAATAGTCTTTCCCGCACCGGTCGGGGCTATATTTATACCTGTGATGTTGTTAAGATAAGAATTAATTACTTCGGTTTGATGATCACGCAATGTAATAGGTTGGCCGGCCTTTGTATGTCCTTTCGGCCAAGTCAGATGTGCATAACTATTTTCATCTACTTCTTCAAATTCAAAAGTATGCGTTGAATCTCGTAAATCCTCAATCTCAACTTCATATCCCTGTTCCTGAACAATAGGTAAAAGAATATCCAAAAGATTTAGATACGATCTTCCACCGATATCACAGAATGACATTTTTCCGTCCCAGCGACCCAGTTTAAAAGCTGGAGTATGACGTGCATATGGAAGAATGAATTCTAATGATTTGACCATCTTACGGCGTGTAACGACATCCAAATCAAGGAATCGAATATTTACTTCATCTTGAATAACTAATTTGGTTGTTGTCATTACATACTCGCGTCGTCAAGTCCTGCGACCCGAAGTTTAATAATGTGGCCCGTCATGAAGTTCTTTGCTTCGAAACCCTTACTTATTCCTAAGAATTTGTTTCGCAACAGAGCGACTTCATTAACCAACATTGTTGTATCGACGATGCCTTGCACACCGTCTACATATTTTTCTGCGTCTCTAGAACTTAATGTTTTAGCATATGCTTCTAGAAATCTTTTAAATTCAACAGATCTTTCCTGCTTTAATTTAATATTTAGGTATTCAAGGATTGCCTCTATTTCCTGTAATTGCGCAAATCGTTGTTCTACCAGTCCGGGAAGTTCTGCAGCATGTTTTTCTAGAGATTTACCCTTTAGGGATAATTCTCTTCTTGCTGTCTCTAACTCCCCTTCATAATAGTTAATAAAATTTGTGATCTCAGAAAGGTCAGCAGTAACCTTATAATACCAACTACTCACAATTGATGCACTCTTTTAATGGCTAGTTCCATTGCCTGTGTTAATAACATTGCTCGTTGAGTTCTCGACATTAATACTCTTTTAATCGCCATAGCACGCGGAGGGACATCTAGGTCTTCTGCCAAAGCCTTATGTACTCTGGTCAGGTTTACTGGTTCGGAAATCCAAGCGACGTAGTCGGCACCCACAGTTGTATCTCTCATGCTTTCTCTAAACTGCTGGACTTGCGTCATGGATTTCAGAGCATCCTTGCTTTTGATTGTTTCGAGTAATAACTCGCCGGATTCAATAGCTGTGTTCATCATCGCCCTCTTCATCAAAGTCATCCGGCTCCACTAGGTGACTTCTGACTGCGGCACGCATTTCCTTATCAAGATCTTCATCCATCAATTCGTCATCTACCAGGCCGAATTCATCAAATACAACCACAAGAATATCCGCAACCTCTAATCTCTCCTTAGGAGCAATATGAGATTTAATTCTTGCCCACAACTCTAAAATTAATTCATGATTATCATTAACCATAATATTATTCTCCTTCTTTTACCAATACAACTTGTTCTTCAGGAGTATCCGATATTACTACATTCAAATCATCCTGTGTGAACTCATCCATAATCTTCTTCATACTTTCTTCATCTGTATTCCAGGCCTTTTTAAACTGCTTGATCTTTTCGCCTGTCTTCTTAGAAGTGAACACATAACTGTTACCTTCCTTAACCAAAGCACCAGATTTTAAAAATAAATCAAACAATCCTGAAAGTGGATTCATACCCGATTCCCAAGGAATATCTATCTTGATGGATTCAAAAGGCTTAGAATACCTAGTCTTTACAACCTTACAGGTTGCGCGAATTCCTCGTACTTCTGCTACCTTATTTCCTTCATCGTCTTCCTTAAGTTTCCATTTCTTCATAGCAACAATAATACTAGAGGCAAACATAAATCCTGATCCACCAGAAATTTTATCATCTGGATCAAACATATCCTGACTTGCATATGTGTGATTTGTTACAACCATACCGATATTCAAATCGCCGAACATATTTACACAGTTCGAAACAAAAGCCTTCAATTGCTTTGCCTTACGACCCATATCGCCCTTCATATCACCTGCCTGAAATTGATTTACTTCAGTTGGTGTTAATAGCATACCTAATGAATCAATAACAAACAAGATCTTAGGACGTTGTTCCCTTGGTAGATCTAAATAATTTGCTTTATATTCGCTGACAAAATCATGAACGATCTTTGCCACTTCGTCAATCATCGATGCACTAATACGAAGCATTTTTTCTTCACTTGTATCTACATCGAGTGCCTTCAGCCATTTTTCATCAAGTGCATTTTCAGTGTCAATCATAACAACGAAAATACCTTGTTCTTGTGCGGCTTTTGTAATATTACCGGAAACAATAAATGATTTGCCCGAGCCGGATTCTCCTGCAAATACCGTTACCTTACCCATTGGGACTCCACGATAGAAGTCTCCACTGATAAGGAAGTTAAGTCCATAGGAACCTGTGCTGATCCATGTGTCTGGATCATTAAAGCCTGTAGAAATACCTGTAATGTTTTTAGTCAGAGATTTTCTGAACTTTGAAATGTCAAATGGTTTTCCCATAGATTCTCCTTAGAAGTTAGTAGGGGATGGTATTTAGCCATCCCCGTCTTAGTTAGGCTTTATTGCGATTACGCAACATGGCTAGGATTTCTTGTGGGGACTTACCAGCTGTTGCTGTTTCTGTCTTCACTTCTTCCTTAACTACTTCCTTTGGAGGATCTACATCAAACGGTGGTGTATCATCTTCAGCTTCGGCTACCGGCAATACAACCTTAGGTTGTGTGGTAGGAACCTGAGTACGAGCTGTTTGAGCGGCTGCACGAGCACGCTTACCTTCACCACCATCAGCATCATCTGTATTCGATGAATCGAACCCGAATGGTTTGTAATGTTGACTCCAAAGTGCTGGATCATACATTTCGCCATCTAACGAATGCTGGAACATATCAAAAATAATTGCCAATTGATCAGCGGTTGGACGCTTTGGCAAGTATGTAGCTAGATCAACCAAACCGTATTGTTCAATTGCTGCTTGCATTTCTTCTGTAATGCTTGTTTCTTTTCTGGCCCACTTTGATGTGCCATAATCGGCATATCCGCCCTTGCTTGTCTTTGCGACAATAAAGTCAGTACCATTAACATAATTAACAGGACTATTTTCCATATCTGGATCCATCAATGCAGCCTTAATAATTGCAAAGATTTGTGGACCCATAATGAATTTACGGATTGGATTTTCTGGAACTTCTTGTTCAGCCATCGGATCTTGTTTGACAAAACCCTGCATATAAAATGAACGCTTAACCCAATATTTACGTGCGGTATCTTCTAACGACTTATCCTTCCACATTGGGCGGACTTCATTTAGAATTGGGCAAGTCATTTTGCCATCCCACATTTCAATACAAGGAACTTGTACGATAACTGGCTTGCTTTCGTCTTGACCTTTAATACCGGGGAATGGAAGTTTAATCATTTGACGCTCTGCCCAGAAGAAAGTGTTATCTTCATTGGCGTCAGGTGCAAAACGAAGGATTGCGGATGTTCCTTCTGGGATATTCCAGTGAGCGTAAGTTGTCTTATCTCCTGATCCCGACCCTGCTGGGCCTTTGCGTGTATCTAGTGCTTGTAATTTCTTACGGATTTCGTCTAATGTTTTTGACATGATTTGTTTTTCCTATGCTTTAGTTAAATTTAAACGTTGTTATTTGAGTTGTTGACTTACTTGGGTCACGTTATGCCCTTTCACGTCTTACCTGTAACGTTTCGTACAACAACTAATGTACGAAATTCTTATGTGTTTGTCAAGCCCTCCTTAAAAGAAGTTCATGCTATATTTATCATAGAAAGCTGACAGGTCTGCAGATTCCTTGATTTCTACTGCCTTAGAAGACTTATCTTCTACAGCGGCATTTTCTAATACTTGTGTAAGCACGGCACGTTCAAAATCATTAACTATGCCTTCCTTGCACATTTTTGTTCCAATCTTATTAATAAAACCAGCAAGTTCTTCATTCTCGACCATACGTAGTGAAAATTCACTAAGTTTGAATCCTAAACGAGCATTTTCACTAGCAAACTCGAACATCGGAGTAGTATTTATTGATTCACGACGTAACAAGACAATATTTCCGGCAGCTTCTTCAATGCGCTTGTAGAATGTATCTTTCTCTTGTACGAGTTGTTTAATAATAGGAAGTACCTCTTCAAACTTTTCATCAAAGCGACGAATAGTAAAAATTTCCTTTAATTGACTTGTATCATCCTCAGAAAGGGGTTCACGTTCAAATGTTTCGATACGTGCCTTAACTGTTTCATAAGTCTTAGATCCAGTTAGCTTTTTCAATTCTGTTCTTAAAGTCTCGATATTTTCTTTTACTGTCTCGACAATTCCAGAACTATCTTCATTGATAAGCTTATTGGTTGTGACATAGCGGTTGAATGATTGAAGTTTCAATAATTGACTAGTGCTTTCGGCAATATATGCGCCAACCTTATCACCCATTAATCCACCATGGGCCATATGCTGTGCCATTGCACGCGCACCCGGCAAATATGTATTTGGAAAACGGAAACGTTCACCATTACATTCTAAGAAAATAGCACTGATGTGACGCGAACGTGAGCCGCGGACGTTCTCATCTACAGGTGTCTTGTGTTTGACTAGAATTCGTACATTCTCAAGGGTTTGTTGCGATGTTTTTAATGAGCCAAACATTCTACTAAAGCTCTCTGTAATTGCTTCATCTATTGCTATTGAGTACATAACTGTTCCTGTTCTTCCTGTTCGAGCTTTTACCTTACCATCTGAAACAAGTTTGTTTAGTACTGGCTGAACTTCAGCTAAGGTAATCCCAAGATTATTTGCTATTGTTTCTGCATAAGCAGTTCCCTGATGTTTAAAACTATTCAAAATTTGACCTGCAAGTAAATGATTAATAGGTTTCATTTCATTTTCCATCATTGCTGCGCCCTTCTGCATCTTTGCCTGATATGCATAATCTCTTGGTTGAATCTGTTTTCCAAATACTTTAATGTCAGAGTTCATTAGAAACTCATCAGCAAGTTTACGAATGTTCTTTTGTATTCCAACAACATCATCACCAGTTTCTGCACCCTTACTAAATTCTATCTTATTATTTTCCTCATCAAGAGTTACCATGATATTAGGATTCATAACAAAAAATCTACGTCCGGTGTTTGGATCTGTAGTCTCGGCACCGGCTTCATCAAAGATTTTAATCTTTAATCCATTGCCCTTCAGCAATGCGAATACCTTACCAGCTAAATCGTCCAACTCGACCATAATAAATTCCCTGTTCCCTTATTTATCTATTTAACTGCAAACTCTGGATCCGGTGATCTGAAGTTAGGTTTCCTCATAATAGTTTTTGCTATTAATGTCTTACCATCATTTGTATCTCTTATTACAAATGGAAGATTTAATTGTGTGGTTAAATCTTTCAATACCGCTTCATCTCTGTCATCTAATTTACGAATGGCAGCGCCATACATTTCGTATTCTCGCTTAAACAATCTAACCAATTCTGCTGTACTTATAGGTTTGCCATTGCGTTCACTATTTAGGCGTTCTATGAAGTGACGAGTAAATTCCACATCAATACCAAGTTTTGCCCATAGCTTATCAACAAAAGCCTCAACTTGATTGAGGCCTGCTTGATCAATGTCTTCAAGAATAAATTCGTATGATCTCATATGAATATCGGCATAGGTTGATCATACCCTAAGTCGCCCTCTTCAGAAACATCACTGTTAATTGCTGCCTGTGATTGATCATCCCAGGTAGAAATATAATCTATCATACGAATTGCAAGTATCATTGCCATAATCAAGTCATCTGTTTGTCCAATACGTGCTTCAAATGTATTTGCTCTAGAAACAAATACCTTTAATTCTGACAAAATGCCTTTAGAATTTAGTTTCATCTTATTAGATTCAATTAGGAATTTCAACTTAGCACAAGCCTCTAGTTTAGATTTATTAGTTGTAACAAATCCGCCACGTCTCATTCCACGACCCTGTAATTTATTCTTTGGATCATGCAACATTGTACCGGGGAAATTTTCTTCTCCTGTATCTCTAATAACAACCAATGCTGCTTCACCTAGTGAATTACTCTCAACTGACCAATAAATTTCCGGTTTGCCAGATTCATATATTTCTGCTAAAACTTTCTTCAATGTTCGAATCTGTTCTTCAATTGGAGCCTTGTTATTGCTCCATTCACCGACTTGAACAAGTGTGGGTAATTCTAATATCTGAATTGCTGCATTGTCGCCGCCTGTTCCCATTGATGGGTCTAATGAAACAACGTATGTCAAATCTGCTCTAATCGGTGCATACCAACGGACCTGACCTGTCTTACTAATAGGCTGCATGGATTCAAGTTGTGACAACTTAACAGGATTAATAAGTGTCTCTTCAAATGTAATAAATTCACACTTATGTTCACGTAAAAATCTATCTTCTCCAAGTGCTGCAAATTCTGCATCAGCCCAAGCCTGATCACGGTCTGGGTGAGCTTCCCAAGTAGATTTATAAGGGCGGAAACCGTTCTTACCAATTATTGTTTCATTACCGTTATCATCAACTAATCTATTAGCACCAAACCAAATATCAGCAAATTGATCTTCATCGGTATTTGGAGTAGAAGTAATAATACACTTACCACCAGTTGACAATGTGGGAGATATTGAAGTCCAGAACTCTTTCGCAATATTAGGTTCAACGAATGCAAATTCGTCCAAATAAACTAAGGATAGAGATGTACCACGACCGGTATTTTCTGTGGTAGTTGTTGCAATAATACGAGATCCGTTATCAAATGCCATTGAGCGTTTATTATATTCTTTTACGCCTGCTCTAATATGATCCGGAATTGATTCATATGCATAACGAACTCTATGCATAATTTCCTGCGCACCTTCATACTTATTTGAAGCAATAAGGATTGTAGAATCTTCCATAAACATTGCATACCAAAGTAGATAACCTGCTGCAACGGTAGTCTTACCCATCTGGCGACTAACCATATTGATAGATTTTCTATATGTATGATATGTGTGAATTAGGTCTAATTGAAACGGATATAACTTTAATTTCTGCCTACCTTCCACAGCATGTTGAATATACATAAAATTAGATATGAAATATTCGGGGCCGGTTACCGGATCTAGACAAGCCTTAAGTTCATCTATTTGTTCTTTTGTATAGGAAACCTTGGTATAGGCACGCTTTACAAGTTTATCGTCTTGATAGATTGCCATATATTAATACCTACTATCGTAATCCCTCTCAGGTTCGTGATAATCTGGTTCTGGAGGTTCTGCATTTTCTGCAGCCTTATCAAATGGTGAGCCAAGGGCCTTAGCATATATGGAAGGAGTCAATAATAACTTTAGAGCAGTCGGATCAATTTGTTGCACAAATTCATCTAGTTCCATTGCTTCATTATTGATATAATAATCAGAACCCTGTATATATTGAACACTAGTAACTGTAATATCGCCACATTCGGCATATGCATGAGAGGTATATGTGGGACTATCTGTTTTGTAATTCCATCCTGTCGGAGTTTCGTCTGATTCCCAATTTATGCTTGCTTCTGCCTTAACATCAACATCATAACCGACTTCAACCGGTTTTCCGTTTCTATCCATAACAGTTGCTGACATACCGATAGCTCCGTCATAGGTAATAGAATCACTATCTGCAAATGCATTTTCGTGAAACTCACTAACCTTTATATCGGAGACTTGTGCGCTTTCTTTAAGTTTTTTTTTTGGAGCCGCTGCCGCTGCTGATTCTTTTAGAAAACTTCTATACCCATAAACAAGTTCTTTATGGACCTCAGTAACTTCCATTTTTTTCTGTTCTGGATTGTCACCTTGGCGGGCACCGGATGGACCAGCAGACTTGGTTACCGGACCATCAGCACCTGTTGGGAAATAATCCGAACCTTGTGCCACATTCACGTCATCATAACCATTGTTTAAATCAAAGTCTTCTGCTAGACTGCCCTCTTCAAATTCTTCGCCGCCAAAATATCCATAATCTTCATCCGAACCATGTCCAGCTGATGCCATTGCAGAATCAAAATCACCATCCATCGAATCATCGGGATTCATCATATCATGAGCACTATGGTCAAAATCATCACCATTAAGTTCCTGGTCAATTCTTGTTAATACATCTTGAATTTCACCCATATCTAAACCCTGATCTGCTAATTCTTTTTTCAATACATTCATAGCCTCATCATATGGAACGTATTGGTCACTGAGACCTGCTAATCTGTCCATTGATTGATTAAATATTAAATCTGACACACCTTCCTCCATTGCACATGCCTTATCAGCTGTTGCTGGGTTTGTTTGTTGGCATGAAGATACTGCCGGAACACTTTCTTCCATACCTGGTCCCGTCTCTACTGTCTTACCGTGTTTCTTATTGTAAATAGACCATGCTGTTGCGAAAGCTTTTTCTGGATGACCCGGATATTCTTTCTTTAACTTCATAACAACATCTTCCATTCCGGGAGGTGCCTTTTCTTCTATAGCACATCCTTCTTCAACGCTTTCTTCTTTCTTTTTCATAGCGTTGCTGAGTTGCTTTGTTCCTGTATCAGCCTTATTGAATTCTTTAGCCACACCCCGATCCATTCCGACTTTCTTAGCGAATTTAGGATCATGCGCTGCTGCTGCCATAAAACGAGCTTGCTTTTCAGAAGTTGATTTTTCAACAATAGTTCCTGGATCATCGACAGCTATTTCTTCTTTTGCTCGAGCAACGGTATTTGCTGCTTTATTCATATTGTGTTCATCTACAGCAGATCTATGACTTTTTGGATCAGTTTCCCATCTATTTCCTGCCCACATTTCGGCATTCTGGGCCTTTACATGAGCATTGTGAGCATCGGGCATATCTTTTAACAATGCCGAATATTCCTTACTATACTCAGGACCACGTGGATTCAATGATTTTAATCTAGCACGATATGCATCTAAATCTTTATGTTCACCGAGACCTGGCACTGCCGATACACCTTCCATAAGGTTAATTAGTTGTCTCATACTTTTCATTATAGAACCCCCACTTTCATTAAGTTAGGCTTCTTAACGCGACCGAAAAGCCCACCGTCATCTTTATGTAAACTCTTAGGATCATTAAATTCATCATATCCCTTCGGCAATGTAGAATGATCGGTTGTTGCTGCTGGACTTAAAGGATTTTCTACTGTTGTTACATTTCTTTCTTTACGTACCTGCTCTAATTGCTTAAGAAATTCGATATTATGTTTAACAGGATCTGTTCCTAAAACAACATCGTCTGTTTCTTGATAATCATGACCAAGACGTGTCTTATATGCTTTCTTGTATTCTGGAGAATTTCTATCAACATATAAATCTGTTTCTATTTGGCGTGGATCATTCTCGGAATAGACAGCAAGCAATGCTGGAGAAATTCCAACGTTATTACAAATAAATGTTCTTAGAAAATCTAAAGAAGCAGGATAACCCAATACCATATCACAAATAAAAACTTCTGTGTTCTTTACATTAGGAAAATCCAGTGGACTTTCTTGAATGGGGGTTTTTCTAAAAGAGGATGCTGACTTTAGGTCATATTTCTTAAGCGATGACTCAAGACAATCAATCATTGTATCAGTCATCTCATGTACGGCGAATTTTAAGACATACTTATATTCTGTCTTAACTTCTGCAACGTAATTTGTAAATGATTTCTTTTCTGCCATATAGTAACTCCAGTGCTATTACTATTTATCAGACTTTTCAGTTTTACTGGATACAATATATTTGAGTAATTCGTTACGGTCGAATTCGCCACCTGTGGAATTACGACGATCGCCATTCCCCTGATCTATATCAACCTGTTCTGCACGAACTTTCTTAAGTTGAAGATCAATCATTTTTAATTTTCTTTCTGCTTTGGCATTTTTGGCTTCAAGTGCGGTTTTTAGCATCATACCTGCTACTTCATATATCTTGCCGGCATGCATATCCGGTACATTGCCACCTAATGCAATCAAATCATTGAATGTCTTTACAGCCTTTGTGGCTATATCGTCCATATCATTATCGTGATCATCTAGACCCACTACAGTAGGCAGAGCATAATCTACCTTTTCTGCAGTTGTTAGTGCTGAATATATTTCTCTAGCTTCCACCATCAGTTGTTCTTTAGATTTTGTAGGTAATGCTACCTCGACCTCCGGCCCATCAGCGGGTGGTAAATTAAAAAAATCTTCCATTTTCTTAGTCATTAAGCTTTCCCCTTCGGATTATTATAGATATTATTTTCTGTCATAACCCTAAATATCATGCCATGCTGACTTGCAAACGCTTGTGCTGCTGCCCATTTATAGGTATTCAATGCAACCGCTGCCTTAGCCCTTTGACTTTTTGCCTGTTCCAGGAACGTCTCTTTGGCTGGCTTTACTTCGATAATCTCTACTATACGACTACCTTTAGCATCCACATAAGTAACCACAAAATCTGGCACGTACACGGTGTATTTACCGGTAAACGGATTCTGGTATGGGATTTTAAGGGATTCACTTGCCCAGGCTGTAATGTTTGGATGATCATCAAACATTCTCATTACAGTTAGTTCCCAGGAAGATCTATAGATAATAGGATAAGTCCCTACATATTTATTTGGATTCGTGGGTTGATATTTACCCTTTAAAAAAGAATTACTCATGCTAAGATCTTATCTGACTTGCCTGAATACTATATCTATTATCAACAGATGTAACAGTACCGACTTGATTTCCGGGGTCTCTTAAATTATTCAAAGATCTATATGCGTTTTCTGAAAAATAAAGCAAGCCACTAACTTCTGCCTGTTCAAGTAATGCCTGCGGTGTTATTCCTATTTGAGCTGCCATATCTATTGCTAATCCTGCCATAGTATCAGCATATAGTGATCCTACCCCTCTTGATAGAAAATAGGATTTTGTAGAATCATAAGATGCGGCTGAATAATTACCTACTACTCCGCCTCCAAGGGCGGCCTGAGATACTGAACCTGCATTAGGATATACGGTATATCCTTGTTTATACTTAAATGTATTTGTAGGGACACCATTTATGATCTGAACAGTTTTCTGTGTTCCTAGATATGTCAACATCTGAGAACTGAAACGTCCAATTGATGCTATATTCGAATTAGCCACCCGGATTTCCTCCCGTTAGATTTACTGGCCTATAAGCCAGGGTAGTCGGAAGAGCGGTTGAAGCAAACGGTCGTGTTTGTATTACTGGATTCGGTTGTGGATTATACGGTGTAGGAGAAATATGTGCTAAACCATCAAGAGCACTAGCACTCACCCGTCTAACTATCTTATCAGATGCAAATGCACCTGTTACCGCACCTAATGCCGATTGTGTATTCTTTCCAATTCTTTGTAGAATAGGATTGTCAGAATTTAATAATGGATTATTAGATTCGATAAAGTCTAGCAAGGTTGCATTAAATGCAAGTGCTGGTAATTCTAAGAATTCACCATGCGAAAATTGATCTATAGTTGAATCATTCTGTGGTTCTCCACCACCTAATTTCATATTTTGAATAGTATAGTAAGCATACTCGTATTCAAATGTAAAGGTTAATTCGAGTGTCTTATCACCAGCGGCATAATTTAATACGTCGTGAGTAAATGCAGAAATTCTAGGATTAACAAGTGTTACCTGATTAAATCGTCCACCGTGTACCTGATAGATATCAATAGTCTGAATTAAATTTCTAACATTTGCCACTACAGGTAAATTAAAACCAAAGTTGTGATTATTTAATACATCAGAAACAATATTTTGTGTATCCTGTTTACTACCAACAGTATCAGTTGGACGTTCCGCCCCGGTAGGCAAATTACTCTGAAATAGATTTTTTATGCTTGATCCTAAACCAGCAATATTAGGATTAAATGATGGAGTAATATTCTTTAATAGAGTTTCAGTAGACATTGTTCCATTTTTTGTCTGACTCTGTTTTGCTATATTCTTACCAGGCTCATTTCCGTCATTGAAATAGTATCTATAATACATATCCCAAAATTTCAATGTCTTACCATCAGCTACATCATGAAAAACAACCTTAACAGGTTCGAAGGCAATTTTAGTTTGACTAAGTCGTTTTCTATTGTATTGATTAAGGGGAGTGGTTTCGATCTTATAAGAAGGCATTTCAATAGTCTTCACTAGAGGAGCAATTTGACTCCATTGTGGTGTATTGAAATATTGTTGAATATAATAGGCTGCTGAACCTACATTATTGAGTCTTATGTCAATATAATACTCAAACGGGAAACGCGGTTGATTCCTATATAAAGATTGCGCTTCCTGATTGAAATTATACGTGGCATGGCGCGTGCTCCTTTCATAAAAGAAGCCCGCACCTGTCAATGACGTGAATAGACCTGAGAAGCTAGGCACTAAGCCACCTCCAAAAACTCGCTATTATGCGAATGTAGTACCGCCAGTTGGGCTGGCAATATCTGGATATGGATTTCCACCTACTGTTGTTCCGTTGTTTGTATTTGGACCCGAAACATTTGTTGCGTTATCGAAACGAATTGTTAATGTAACTTCATTTGGATCACCGCTTGCATAATCGCCTTCACCATATGCTGCTGCTTGAATCCAGCATCCGTCTAGGACCCACGATTCGAGTTGTTCGTTGTCAGTACCATCTAACGAATGAATTTCCATTGCGAATTTGTAATTAATACCAGCGACAGCACTTGTTTGTTCAAAGTGATTCATCTGTTTCTGAATTTGTGCACCAACTGAAGAAATTACCGAATTAGTAATATCATCACGTAATTTAATTTCAACTGGATCGAAAGTATGCTTACCTTGAATCCATGCAACCGAGTTGTATGAGTCTAGTTTGACTTCATCATATGTAATCTTTGGACGAGTGCATGTCATTACGTTAGCAGTCATTTCGCGCAAACCGTTGTTCTCGCCGAAATTCTGCCAGACAACTCTAAAACGATACTTCTGCTTTGGGTGAAGGATACCCAGTTTGTTTCCATCTAATGGAATACCGAATTTAGCTAAATTTGCCATCTTTATCTCCTGCTTAAAAGCTAATACTATTTATCAATTCTCAGAAATTTTTTTACCAGCCTCTATTCCAGCAAACTTTGTAATAACATACGATTCACCTATATCAACATTACACTCATATGGTATTGCTCCATATCCCTGAAATCCCCAGCGCGGACCTAAAGAATTAGCCACAATCCAAGATCCACCACCTATTTTGTCATCGTAGCCTATAACAGTCATAGCATGACCGGTTGATGGACGATTATCCGTAATATTTACGGCTTTATATGCTTGTTCTTCAAGTGGGCCATTGAGCTTCCAGAATTTTGTCCCGGTTCGTATACCGATAATTATCGGAATATTCCGTATTAAATAAGTCTTAAACTCTTCTGATGAAACTTCTTTATAAGATTGTACCCTATAATATACTCCTGCTTCTATTGCAGGAATATTAGGTTCTCTATCTATCCTGCTTATACTAAATGGCCAATTATTTTCTGGAGATGCACCATATATCGTAAGAGCATTAAGTGTGTCTTTTAATTCTGCACCACGCTGTTTTAATCTATTTTGAATTTTTCTTGTCATATAATAAACATATAATCTAGAAAAATTCATATTTTTCCCTACAGATGACATAATCATTTCCGCTGCAATCAATGATGCTGAAGCTGTGCAACAATCGGCATTCTCTTGGGATTGCAATACTCTGATAAATCTTCTTAAAGATAGGGATTCCGGAAACATTGAATATTTATCAGCCAAAAAGATGCCCGCCGAAGCGGGCATCGTAAATATTATCAGATTATACTGAAGTTAGGCTTGCACCTGTATTCTTAATTCTGATAGGAATGTAAATAAATTCAATTGCCTTAACAGGTTGAATTGCAATATCAATCCACAACTCATTTCTATCGATACGAGCTGGTGTGTTATTGCTCAAGTCACAAACAACTAAGAAGTCATACAAACCGCGCAATGTAATAAGTTCTGAAAGGAATCTATTGAATGCATCAGTTACTGCCTTACGAGTTGTTGTATCGTTAGGTTCAAACAAGAATGGTAGCGCAAGGTTATTCAATTGGTAGCGCAAGTAGTTTTCTAGGCGAACTACGTTGATACGATCTGTTGCACTTGAATATGGCTGACGTGTCTTCTGTCCGAATACAACAATACCACCTGCAGGCATTACACGAATAGGATTAACACCATTCTGATATAGAATATCACGTTGACCTTCATTCAACTTAACTGTTACAAATTGTCCGGATGCATTAACATAACCAACATCGGCAGCATTATTAACAACACCGCGTTGTAGACCAGCTGGTGCAAACCATGGATAAGCAACCTGGTCATTGTATGCAATGGTACGAAGAGCCATATGCGATGGCGGAACAACAACATCAGTTCCATCAACATTTGTACTCAATCCACTTGGATACCAGCAAGCAAAATACTTACTTGCAGATACCAAACCATCAGCATTATTATCAAATGCACCGCTTGCATCGGTTGCCCAATTTTGCAATGCTGTTCCTGTTGCATTTAATGTGAACGGTGTATCACCAACAACGAATGCTGTATCCTTACGATCATCATTTAGGACTAACATTTCATCGATAGCTTCAACATATCCCGGAGCAGCAATTAGATTGAAATACAAATCTTCTGCGCGAATATCTTGATTAGAAACAATCGTTGATTGAATTGCTTGTACAATAACAATATTCTGTGCTGCTGCACCCATATAAGGTACACCACCCGCATTATTGCCCGATGTTGTAACCCAACGTCCTGTTGAACCATTGTTTGTATTATCTGGTGATGCTGTTATGCTATCAAATACATATGGTGATTCCCAAACCTTAACATTGTTTGTAGAATAACGTGTGTTCCATAGTAGGAATCCCTTTGGATACAATGCACCTTGTGGAGCATCTGCGTCTAAGTCAGGATTATTACCACCACCGTTGTTTGCACCTGTACCGACAATGCCACCTAATTTGTAAAGTGGATTTGAACGTGCATCCTGGAAGATAATACCGTGGTTAGAAGTTTGATCTTTATTGCTAATCAGTACCCAAGCAGAACCATTCCAATACTTAATAACAGGATATGGAAGAACATCTGTTTGAACCCAGAGATCATTAGCAACCAACACAGGTGCTGGAACATTATCACGTGGATCACCAGATTGTGGATACAATGTTGGATTACCAGTTGAACCAGGAAGTGTGAATCCTGGCAAATTGCAATTCAGCCAGTGATCGGCACCATCATTGACAAGAATATCAATTGTAGATTGGCCGGCACTATTTAGACCCAATAATGCATTAAACCATAGTTGACCATTTGCTGGTCCCGATGTAGGAACACTAGTAGATCCAACGATAGTTGTAAATGTTGCCCAAGTGGTTGCGGTAGCACCCAATCTAAATTCTAACGAATTTGTTGCGGTTGCACCTACACCAGTAATAACTGGTTCAACATAAACCTGTCCTGCAGAACCTGTGGCGTTTGTACTGTAATAAGTATTTGCTGCTGCATCATTTGCTAAAATAGGAGCTTCAACTTGAACAAATGCCACCAATGTAGCACTCATCTCACGAAGAACCATATTAGCACCTTGTGCTGCCGATGTAGTCTTAACCCAATATGTTTGAGTTGTTAGAACATTCGTTAAGTCTGGCCATACAGATTGAATTAACATCTGTGTACCTACTGTAGTTCCTAATTGAACCCATACACCACCAGTCTTTGTCCAATACGACAATGTACCATTTGCTGTTTGGAATACAACCGCATAATCGCCGTTTACACCATCGCCCGGTACTGGAACATTTACAACACCTGTTGCGAAATCATATACATACTTTGGAGTTACTGTTACCCAAACTTCATTTGGAAATACACCACTGCGAGTAAACAAACCATATGCAGAACCATTCGAAGATTGATCAAACCAATATGTTCCTGCTGCTGCTGGACTTGTTGGTTCAACTGGATCAGGTTGTAATTGTGAGGTATCAATATCTGCACGAACAACTCTTACTAGATTCGAAAGACCTAGATACGAATAAGCTGCTAACAAACCATATTCATTTAATGGGTAACCATTCAACGATGTTCCACTTACAGAATAGAAGACTGGATCACCAAATGTGGTAACCAAATCCCTCTGTGATGTTATAGACCAAACCTTGCCGGCATTAGCCTTTGTGGTGCCTTGTGCTACGACGCCCGAGCTTGTTGGATCTAATTTATCTTGCTGTGTGGCAATAAAAATTAGGGGTACTGTTCCTGGTCCTGCGCCGACATTGATCGATTGATCAATAACCGAAATGCTTACGCCAGGTGAGACTAAAACTGCCATATAATTTAACTCCTTTAAAGAATTAGCTTCTTGTTAGTAGTATTTATCAAGAAGGGCGTTAAATACACGGCAAATCAAGTACCAGACTTACAATATCTTGGTTATGACTTCCTTTACCTGACCTTGAAGAAATTCGATTGTACTATCGTTATTTAGCTCATAGTCAATTTTTGACCCCACCCACGCCCATTCACTTAAATGTGCTGCAGAATAAGTCTGTTTCATTACTTCTTTGGCTATAGAATTACCTTTATTCGCCATAATAGCGGTTTCGTACCAGACTGGTGTTGGTCCACGATTTACTCTAATCAATGTCCCACCAGTTTCTTGGATGAATTTAATTTCATTAGGGAAACGAACATCACTAATAACCACGTGTTGATTTGGATTTTTTCTAATTCTATTCTGAAGTGTTAAAAACCAGAGATCTTCATGGAAGTGTGTTCTTAGGGAATCTGTGCCGACTACCTGTAATGCAAGGCGCGGGCTAAATGACGGCATGTTTAATTTTTCTGACCACCATGGATCAACAACTTCTCGCCATTCGCGAGATTCTGTTGTATCACCTTCGAGCAAATGTCGAGGCCAATCAAAAATGACCGCACAAGCATCTTTTAAACCTGCTGCAAAGCTATCTTGTCTGAAATTATATTCATTTACAAGTTGTGATGCAACAGTACCTTTACCACTATTAATAAATCCAATTAGGCCTACAATCATAAAAAACCCCTAAGCTAGTTCATGTAGTTATGCATGGACCGACTTAGGGGTTTGCTATTTTTGTTAACCAATAAGGAATGCGTAACCTTCTCCGGCTGTTACCTGATTTAGAAGTTGTATTTCTAATTTATTCATTTCTGCCTGTGCTTCTTGTTTCAGTGTGGTACCATTTAACATTACGTTACCGTTAGGTCCCGGAAAACCGGATGGGAACTTATCTCTAGCTTCTCCCAACATATATTTTGAATAAGATGTTGCATAAGAACGCAACCAGGGACCTGCATAAGGATCGTTAATTATATCGTCTTCTGATTTTTTTGCATATACTCTTACAACAACTTCTTCATCTGCCATAGGCCTACGAATAATTGTTAGTTTGTGACTATTGACATCCCACGTAAAATTATACTGACTTGCAAATAAAATCTCTGTAGTCTTAAGAAATTCATTATAAAAGTCCCAGGTTGCTAATCCACCCGATCTATTAGGTTGTAACAAATATATATTATAAAATGCAGCATCTACCGGGTCAAAATTGATACCTCCATTAGTGTATGCACCAACACCACGGCGGTATAGACGTCTAACCTCTTGCACTTCTTCTGGAAGAGTATACTCTGTTATGTCACGTGTGATGTGTAGGAAAATATCTTTCTCTAAATTGGCACCATCAGATTGCTGACGCAATTTTTCGATACCAACGGTAATTGCAAGATTTATGTGATCGACGTCAAGTTCAATTTCGACCATTTGCGAACCGAGCAATAGCTCAATTTGCTGTTGTAACAAAACTCTCGGTGTAACTTGTGCAGACATAACGTATCAACTCCAGTGATACACTATTTATCTTTATGTTCAGGTTTTGCGAGTTCCCATCTGAACTGATTTTCTAACTGAACCATTCAGTTGTTCTAGCCTCTTCATCCATTTATCCATCTGGTCAATATAAACTTTTTTAGTTTCATCATCAATATTCTGTAGGCGCTTATTGGGATCTTTCGAAAACATGGTATCGTAATACCTTTGCCATTTACCCAATATATCTACATATTCTTGTTCAATCCTAGATAATGGTTTAGCTTCTGCTTCTTCTTTACCCTTTGCTGATCTAACCTTATATAATTCTGTACGCAGTTTTAATACATCGGCTTTCGCTGCACGCATAGCAGGGCTCGAATCCCACACATGTTGAAAGGGATGCCTGGAGAATTCTTTTCCATTCTCATCGTAGACAATATAGGTTTTAGCATCAGCATCTAGTTCAGATCTAGGCTGAGATTCAATTTCATCTAATCTCATGAAATATTTATCAATATTTCAATTTAGCTTGTAAATCCGTTGCCTTCTTCATTACCAATGCATCATGCAATGCATTGTGAATCCAGTAATCGTTTTCTAATACAATATCTTCTTCAATATGCGCGGGAACATATACGGGATGATATTGATTCTTATGCAAATTTTCTGGCCAGCAAGATTCTAATAATTTCTTCAGATGTGGTATATCCCATCCGGGATTATCGCAAGCAAGAATACAATCGGGTCCACGATCTTCAATCCAGTTACCTAATTTTAGAGCGCAGTCATAGGAAGTCATCTGCCAATGCGCATCACCAAACAAAAATGGTAGAACAAATGCCTTAACGAATTCCGAACAATCTTTCAATTCATAGGTATCTGTAAGTTCTGCATAAAAGGACTCTTCGTTCTCATCTACTAGAGCAATGCTAATAAGCTTATTGCCTGGAATAAGATCTGTAAATTCAGTGTCCAGAAATAATCTCATTTATCAACTCTTAAAATAACATGGTGTTCGTTTAATTTGCCACCGCACGGAATATCAACAGTGGTTAATTCCTTCATAAAAGTGCGAAGCTTTACTTTGCTTGCCTTCTTAAAGTCAGCGAGCGTCTCCACAGGTTTACGGACTGTTTTTTCTGCAGAATCAGTTGAATAATTGAGCAAACTAGCGCCTTTAACACTAAGGCCTCGCTCGTCTAATGCCTTGTACTGCGCGATCTTGCGTGTCTTTGTATTATACACCCAAACTTCCCTAGATCCAACAATTTGAATTGGATTTAAACTTACAATTCCTAATTGTGGATCTTCCTTTTTATACTTAATTTTAGACACAAGTTTCTCTTGTGATACAGGCTTCTTTTTACGTGGAGCACGTTCGACCTTAGCAACTTCCTGCATCATATCAGCTGCTTTTAATAAGTTCTTGTGAAACAGATCTAGCTTCTTTAATTCGGGCTTTGTAAAGTTAGAATATGCTTCAGCTAGATCTTTATCTTTGCCCTCAACTGCTTCAGCAATTTCAGCCGCTCTACGTTCAAAAATCATCTGCATATGACGCATATGCGGTGCCTTAAGTTCGTATGTTTTGAACAGATTTGTGAAGTCTTCTATAGTCTTGGCTGGCATTTTCTTGTCCATAGAAAAATCATCTAACCACCCTTCCACCTCACCCGCGACTTCGCGGGCCTTATCTCTGAGTCTATCTTGTATAGTCGGAACAAAATTTTTAATGTTTTCTCCGGCGATCTTAACCATTTCATTTTTCGTGTTAGTATAGCTCGCTTCTTTGATTTGTGCAGCGGTTTTGGCTTCTTCTTCACAAATTGTTTTCTCCAAATGAGGCATTAAACTAACCATCATATCTTCCGGAATATCGCCACCATGATTCATAATATACATATACTTACCGACAGTGGCAAATCTATTTTCATCCATATCTTTAATTCTATCAAGAAGTGGATGTTTAGGGTCTAATTTCTTTAGATATACCATCGTCTCTTTTTTCAACTCATTGGAAGTCATTTCATAATGGGCATACATCATTGCCGCATGAAAATTTGTTCTGAAATGTTTGTTTGTTTTTACGACTGTGGCAAAGGTTGGTTTAGGCCAACACACATACACACCACTGGGCTTTTTCTTTCCTGCCATTATAATATCCTTCTGATACTTAGCTATTTTAGCTAGGTTCAATCTAAGAACGCAACTAATCTTGGCTTAGTGCATTCTGAAGGTATTTAGCAGGAGTGAAGGAATTATTCTTCGTCTAGGTCTTTTCTACGCTTTTCTACGTTTCTATCGTACTTTTTAGGGGTGTGGGAGCCAGCACCAGAACGTTGGGCATTCTTAGCTACAAAATTACGAGGTGGAGGTGATTTCAGTGTCTTCTTTGCAGGCTTTGCTTCAAATAATTCAAATAATCTCATGTCAACTCCGAATAAAAGTATAGGGATGGTAGCGAATCACCCCTACACGACGCCTGTTCGGCGTAACAACGGTCCTTTAGGTAGTTGTTATACTTATTTATCAAAAAGAGTGTTGAAAATACTTTCTAATATTAAAGTTAGATATTGACATTTCATACAATATAAACTCTTGCATTGCAAAGAAATATTCCATAGGATTTTTAGACTTTGCTATCTTTGATAGATACCAACTTCTTAATATGCCGGCGCTCATTTTCCTCTCTCCTTAAATTTCATATAGTTATCCAATATAGTCTGTATATTTATTACACCTATCGGATTCAGACTATGCACAGTGAAACTAAAATCTGCGGGCATTGCACCGGTATCCAAATCGTGTGCAATTAACCATTTAGCGAAATCATATCCAGTATTTCCATCCGTATAATTACCACGATAATGTTCGCCACCGAGGTCATGATCGAAACTAATTACATTCGGAAATCCATTATTTCTAACCCACTCTATCGCTTCGTGAAGGGAGCGGACAATATGCCAATCTGCACCCCAATAACCGACACCGCCAATAAGTAGCCATGTAACATCTCGGGGCATTCTTTCATCATCTAGGAATAGATATTTCATAATATATTTTACGTTGTCTTACCTTCACCTGTCAACCTAATTTGTGTATTAACATGTTCGACTTCTCGTAAGATTGTCATTCTTTCGTTTGTATCACACCCAATAAGTGCTTTTACATCCTTAGGAAAACATGTACCACCATAACCATACTGAC